TCGAGTTCCAGATCGATGCCGACGACCGCATCCTCGACATCTATGCCAAGCGAGCCAAGAAGCTCTGTGGCCTGACTAAGGCCGAGACCATTGACCGGGAAGGTAAGCGCACCGGCGAATGTAAATACTGCCCGTTCACTGAGGTGTGCGGCGTGACTGAGGCGCGTAACCCGCTGCCCGCTCGCCGCCCTGCAGGGTTCGATAAGGCGGCCGCTCGCTACGTCGAGCTGGCTGACATGGAAGAGCAGATCAAGGCGGAGAAGGATAGCCTCAAAGAGGATCTCCGCTCCGGCCTGCGCGGTGCAGGCAAACTAATTGTCGGGGACATCGAGGTGTCGCTGTCCACGACCAAGGGACGTACCAGCCTAGATAAAAAGGCTGTTGCGGCGGCGGGGATAAACCTATCCCCGTTCGAGAAGACGGGCGCTCCTGTCGAGCGCCTTACTGTGAAACGTGTAACGTGAAAGGTGACACAATGAGTAATGCATTGACGACGTTCCTCGACAAGGTCGAGCTTCCTGTTCTCTCTGACGAGGCGCTGGCGGAGGCTATCCGCGACGCCCAGCAGGAGGACGGCTACACGGGTCGGGACAACCTGACCTACATCGACTTCTCCGGTAAGCTTGGTCGTTACCGCGCTGGCCGCGATAAGGAAGACATGGACCCTGCACGTCTGTTCTTCTTCGAGCCGATGACGGCCCTCAAGGGTTGGATCTGCTGGAAAGACGGACGACCTGTTGGCCGTGTCGAGTGGCCGTACCTCCTCAAGGATCGGGAAGTAAGCCGCGACGAGCTGGACGACCACGGACCCTACAATGAGGGTCGGGGAGAGGGCTGGTTCCAGTCCCGTGGCTTTGGCGTCATCGCACTGGACGGCACCGGGGAACAGTATAAGTTCTCCACCAACACGGTCTCGGCAAAGAACGCTGTCGAGGACGTGATGAACAGCATTGCTGGTAATGCCAGCAAGGCGCAGCCGAGCCTTCCGATCATTCGCTTCGAGAAAGAGGAGTTCGAGGCGCAGGGTCAGAAGAACTGGAAGCCCAAGTTCGTAATCGAGGCTTGGGTTACCCGCGAAGCGGCGACCGCATACTTCGACGGCGGCCTGCCGTTGGAGGATCTCCTGAACGGCGTTGAGCCTAAAAAGCTCGCGAAGAAGTAGGGAGACAGGGGGCGGTGCGGATTGGTCTCCTACCACCGCCCCCGCTTTGCCATGTATAAACTCATCACACACGCCGAAGACTTAGCCGCCTACCTCGACAGGGTCGGTGACAACTACTGCGCGCTCGACTTCGAGACAACGGCGCTGCGGCCGGAGGACGGTAAGGTCCGGCTGGTCAGCCTGCACGATGGCACGGCTGGTGCTGTCGTAGACTTCTATCAAATCCCCGGAGGGTTTGATGCCTGCGCCAGCATGTTTGACCGGGGCCGGTGGATCGTATTCAACAGCGGCTTCGAGCTGCGCTGGTTTATTGCTGCCGGTGCGCCCAACACCTGCTGTAAGGACGTGGGCTTCCTGCGCCGCGCCATCCTTGGAGGCGGGAGGTATAGCCTCAAGCAGGTGGTCGAGTGGGATCTCGACCGGCAGATGGACAAGACCGAGCAGGCTAGCAACTGGGGTGCCATTGAGCTGACCCAGTCACAGCTCGACTACGCCTACAAGGATGCGGTCGATACTTGGGATCTGTTCCAGCACTGGTACGACCGGGCCGACGAGCTGCACCTGCAGGCGTGGGACATGCTGGATGGCATGGTGCCCGCCGTCATCGAGATGGAAGACACCGGGATGCTCGTGGACACGCACCGACACAAGAAGCTGGCCGACCACTGGGCTGACCTACAGGCGAAGCAGATTGCGACAATCCGAGACGCCGTGTCTGAGGATGAGGTCGAGAACATCAACAGCGACATTCAGTGGTCCGACTACTTTGCTCGGCATATGCCCGACCACATCCTCGTCAAGTGGCCGCGCACCGAGAAGGCCGGCACGCTCTCGATGAAGAGCGAGGTGCTCAACAGCCTTGGCTCGCAGTTCTTCACAGCGCTGGGCGAGAACCCGATCACGCAATTGCTCGACACGTTGCGCGACTACAAACGCCTGACTAAATACCTGACCAGCTTCGGGCACCCGCTGATCTCCAACGCCGAGAAGCACGCAGACAGACGCGTGCGGTGCCGGTTCAATATCGGTGCGGCCAAGACCTGCCGGTTCTCGTCGTCCGGCCCCAACCTGCAGCAGATCCCGCGTGACCTCACGCTGATCGGTGAGGACACCAGCGTGCGCTCTTCGTTCGTAGCGCCGATGGGGCGGAAGCTGGTCAGCTTGGACTACAGCGGCATCGAGCTGCGCGTGCTGGCCCTTCTGTCCGGGGACGACCAGCTCCTCGAAGACGTAGTGTATGGCGACGTGCACAGCGAGGTGGCCTCAGTTATCGCCGGCAAGACCATCGACAAGTCCACGCCGGAGGGCAAGGCTGCCCGCACGGCGGCCAAGGGCGTGAGCTTCGGCATCATCTACGGCTCGGCCGCGACCGGGCTGGCAGTCAACATGCGGACCTCATCCAACAAGGCGCAAAAGTACATCGACTTCTGGTCCGACCGCTACAGCAACGCCTTCCGATATCGGCACCGCATGATGGATGAGGCCAGCGACACTCGTTACATTCGCTGCGTTGACGGCGGCACCCTATACATGAGCCGTTTCCCGGACCTGCCGAAGTGCGCCAACTACCCCGTGCAGCGAGCGGCCCTGTCGGTCATGGCTAAGGCCATTGCCCGGCACAAGCGGTCTCTCGATGAGCTGCGCGCCGCCGGTCAGCACCGGCACACCAAGATCCTATCCACTATCCACGATGCGCTCATCGATGAGGCGGCCACGGCCGACGCTCAGGAGTGCCTGCGGATAATGGAAACTGATATGACGCAAGGATACCTCGACGTGTTTCCGGGTGCCCCCACGGAACGCCTTGTCGAGGGCGGCATAGGCTCAAGCTGGGGCAGTTTAGGCTAAAGGAGATGATTATGTTCAAGCGTAAGAAAGAGATTGAGGATCTCGAAGAGCGGGTTGCCGCGCTGGAGCGGCAGGCGCACCGGCTGTTGAAAGCTATGGCTGCGCGTAAGCCGGAGGAGCCTACGCGGCTGCCGGTCAAATACAAGCGGCGCACCAAGGTCAAGCCGCACAGCATCCGCCAGCTCATCTACAGCTCGGACAACCGCATCGATGTAGATGCTAGCGCAGAGGCTATCGGCCGTACCCTGCACGAGATCATGCGCGGCTCATGGCCGCGCGACAGTGCGGAGAGCCGGATCGATTACGCCCTGCGCTCATCGACGCCGGGAGCTGGGGGCATCATCAGCCGCGAGCAGTGGCTGGCAGAGAACCCCGAGCAGTTGGAGCTGTTTCCTCGATGAAGACAAGGACCGAGGAGTTCGATGAGCAGACAGCGTATGTGACGCAGATCAGGGAGGGTGCCTACGGGCACCCCCTTGATAACTTCCTACGTTGTCAGGCCATAACGGAAGTGGTAAAGAGTTGCCCTGACGAAGCGTGCAGAGTTGCGCTTACGATGATTGGCTTGAAGATGGCGCGGCTGGTAGCAACGCCGGGTCATCTGGATAGCTGGGTTGATATCGCGGGCTACGCCCGCACCGCCGTGATGGCGTTAGATGAAGCAGAAAGGAGAGCCAGTGATGGCCGCGACAGCAGCCGAGAGGCAGAAGACCTACGAGATTAAGAAGGTAGCTGACGGCTACCGCAGGGTCTGCATGTGGGTGCGCGAGGAAAAGATCGAGCAGCTACGGGCCTACGCCAAAAAGCTGGACAAATAAGTAGGGGCGGCTACTTAGCCGCCCCCTCGATCTTCCAAAACGGGCCGTCGAACGACCAGCCCTTGCTAGTAAACGTAAGGGTTCCGAAGAGCGTCGTCAGCACGATGGGTTCCATATCGCACGATCCTTTCCCAGAGTTTGTCCCAGAAGCTGTCCGCGACCATCGCGTCCAGCGCAACACCTAGAATGAATGTCATGGCTTGTACCTCCTACGAGGTATATATGCTCAATCATGTTGCAGTGCAACATAACCAGAGGAGAAAGAAATGAAGTGGCTACGAAAGCTGTTCCCCCGCAAGAAGGTTGCCGCCAAGCCGGGCCTGCCCAACGCACACTACCTCGGCATCCATATTGCAGCGGCAACAAAAAAGTCTCAGTGGTATTGATATCAGTGACTGACGGTATTATATTCAGGTCACCAACACAGGAGACCAAGCCATGTTCACCGACGCCAACACCGCCCTCGACTTCATCATCGCCGGTAAGTCCCGCTTCACCCTGACCAGCAAGGTCAGCGGCAACTCGTTCACCTTCAAGATTGACGCGCCCAAGGATCGGGCGACCGGCGAGACCGACCGCAGCATCCTTTTCGTCAAGGTGCTGAACGGTCCCGACAATAGCTGGGACGGCGACTGGCTGTTCCTCGGCTTCATGCGCCGCGACAACGGCTTTGAGCTGGCGGGCGGTAAGAAGGGCCACCCTGATGCGCCGTCGTTCCGCGCACTGGACTGGACCATGAAGCAGCTCTTCAACAACCAGATCCCCGATACGCTGGAGATCCGGCACGAGGGCAAGTGCGGCCGCTGCGGTCGCGCCCTGACCCGCCCGGAGAGCATCGACAGCGGCTTCGGTCCCGAATGTATTACTCGGGTTTAATCGAGCCGCTGACCAGCGCCATCGTCCGCTTCCAGAAGGAGGCGGACGATGCTGCTTGGGCTGGCGATATCCACCGGGCGGACAGCCTACAACAGCAGGTCGATGACCTGCGCCAACAAGAGAAGGACGGGGAATTATTTTATGTCAGGTTCTAAGAAGTGCGTACGCTGCGGAGAGCGCATTGCTCCGGGCACCGCATACAGCGGTTATCATTATGCCTGCGCCCAGAAGTCGATGGAGGAAGAGGCCCTTGTGCGCGAGGCGCTGCGTAAGCAAAAGCGGGAGGCTATCGAGGCAAAGCGCAAACAGCAGGACGGCAACCGTAAACGCTCTGGGCTGCCCTCCATATCTGAGGCGCAGGAGGCTGAGGACAAGTGGGGCCGGCTAATGAAGGGTAGACGCTTCGAGAGTTACGCGATACGCTAAGTATCTTGTTCCTCCCTGAACTAGAGGCCGCTCACGCGGCCTTCTTTTTTGCCCGCTTCCAGCTCAGGTACTCCGCGCCTTCTTCGAGATCCGCGAACGCGCTGATCCTACGCACTGCGTTCTCCTCCTCCGGGTCGATCACGAACAGGATCGTGGAGCCGTACTCATCGCGGTGGAAGTTATGCCGGGTCGCGTACTCGTCGATCCATTTGTAGCCACGAGCACGCGCCATCCACACGACGCGGCCGTCGTCCAGCTCCTCGTGCGTCAGGCCCCATGTATGGTGATGGCCGGCGACGTAGATGTCGGCGTCCTCATCCCACAGGGCTGCGCGCTTCTGGCCGTGCAGCCGGTTATACATCGACGTGCCCTTGTGGTTGTGCGCGGCATCGACCCGGATCTCACCCCCTCCGGGGAAGGTCAGGCAGAACTTGGCCCGCCAATCGACCATCGGTATCTGCGCCACGTTCTCGGACTTCAAGAACGTCGAGAACTCACTGTGCATTGTATCGTGGTTACCGTGCAGCCAGACCGCCCACGGCACTCCAGCGTCCTTCAAGAACCACCTAGCTAGCTTTCGCTCGGTGGGTCGGCTGATGTCGTCCTCGGCGTACAGGTAAACCATACGCCCCCAGTTGTCGGCCGTGTCACCTATGTTGACGGCGAGCATCCCCTCGGTGCTGCGCAGTATATCCACGTCCCTGCGCAGCAGCGGGATGTTGCAGTGGGTGCCGAGATGCGGGTCACCTACGACGGCCAGACCGACCGGGTCGTTCGTCTTGATTTTGACCTTGAACCACGTCTTCGCATCTTCGTGCGCTAGCTTCTTCTCGAACCTGCGCTGCAGGTGGTCGAGCATATCCTCTGCGCTGATGTCGTCGGTGGGGAACTCAGGCAGGTCGAACACTGGTGTGTTCGTCTGTTCCTGCGGATCAGCGGGGCGGTACAGCGACCAGTCTACCTTGCGGTACTTGCGCTCCGCACTAGCCAACCGACTGCTTGCTCCGCCGCCTGAATAGCCTAGCTTCTCGCAGGCTGCCGCCAGTGCACCCGGCCCGTTTTTAGACACGGTGCCTTTGGGCACCCGGCCTAGTTTAAGTTGCTCCTCAACCGCCTCAATAAATTGTTTAGCGGTCTCTTCACTTATCCCCGGATTTGGCAACGTCTAGCATCCTCTCTATTAGCCTGCCGCTCCGGTTCTGCACTTGCCGATGCCACTTACTGTCGGCCATCTCCCGAGCGCAGGCTGTCCAGTCTCGCCTATCCACGGCTGCAAGGAACTTGACAAACTTACTCAGCCGTGGCCTCCCCAAGTTATACATCATGTTAGCAATAATTAGTTGCACTTCTTCAGGTAGTTGCTCGAAGTCATCGATCAGCCAGCAGCACTCATTCAGCGTAACCTTGATGTCCTCGTCGAACCATTCCTCTACCCGCTCGTGAGTAACCGGCGCGCTGACCGGCCAGTCATACTCGGGGTCTTTGCCTTCGACCAGAAGGTGACCCACCCCCGCCGTCTTCAGTTGATGCGTGTCTAGGTACACGCAATGCACCCGTCCCTCGTCGGCTTCGATCTGCTCTTTCAGCTTCTCGATCATCCCTGTCCCCGATACTTCTTGAACGACCGGCGCTTGTGCTTGTTCTTCGGCCTGCTGCGCACCGACGCCCCGATGCTGGTGCGCTTCCGCACCTTCACCGAGTGTGAGGCTAAGCCTATTGCTACGCGCGCCATGCTACTTGCCTACCCCTTTGGTACGCTCCCAGCTTCTTAGGCCCCCCAGCCCAAGCATACCGAGTAGGATCGGCATCATCTGCGACATATCCAAAGCAGGCAGCTCGACCAGATGACCGGACTGTGCCAGAACAAACGACACCATCGGCTGCAGTAGATACGTCCAAGCGAGCGACGCCGCGCAGGTCCAGCCAGTAAGCGGCCGCCAGCTCGACTGAAACCAGTTGCCCTTCGCCTCTTCCTTGTTCACCTCGATCTGCGCAAGGTCAACCTTGGCGAGGTGCTTAGTGAGCTGCTCCTTGATTGCGCGCTCAGCCTTCGCCCTCTCCTCGGCGTTCTCCGGCAGGAACCTGCCGACGATGTCGGTTACCGCAGGCAGCAGGCTGGGTAGTAGTGCTTGGATCATACGCCTTTCCTTTCGCTGGCGACGACTGGGTGCGATCCATTATGGATCTTATGTTGCCGCTCAGCTTCGACCTTCAGGTATTTAATGTCCGCCATGATGGTAGCTACTTCGCGGTTATACGTAGCGAGCACTTCAGGCGCATTGAGCTTAGCCATGATGTCCGTGCGCTGCTTGAGTACGGCCTGCGCGTTTTCCAAGCCGTCTATCCGCTGGTCGATTTTTCGTATGCGAGCCTCGATGTCCTGTAGGGTTTCTTGGATCACCTTCAACTGCATCTTACCAACGGCGGCGGCCCCCGCCACACTGCAGAGGATGCCCCCCACAGTGAGGACGGTTCTCAGGTCGATGGCCCCTTCCATCTATCTGGCCTTCCACCAATCATAGATGCGGAGGCATGTCCACACGATGCTGATCGCTGCAGCAACAGGGGGCAGCCACTCGGCAAGCGTGCCAATAACGAGCGCGAGACTAGCCGCGTCGATTAGGTCTTTGTTTAGATCCACTACACGCGCTCCGCTTTACGGGTGGTTCCGACCATCGTCGGGCTGGTGCACCAAAGGCCATCCGCACGGCGAAAAAACACACTCCATGTCTTCTTGCCCAGATAGAACCTGATCTCGGACCCGGTACTGGTGCGGCCCTCCCAGATCAAATCCTCGCCCGCATTGGTTGCCGCCGCGTCTGCTGCCTGCGTGTCTGGCACACATGCGACATTCTGCGCTGCTGCAGGAGACGTGAGGAGCAGGGCAGCTAGGGCGAGTGTGCGGATCATCATGATGGCTTCGTAGGCCAGACCGGATTGGCCGGGTCTACCGTGTTAGCAGGCAGATCGCGCAGCGCTTGGCGGTAATCAACCCACACCTGCGGAAGCTGTATGCCCAAGCCGTCAGCGCTCGCGTCTACAGCGCGGAGACTTACCCAGTCCGTCTCGGCCAGCAGGCGATCTCGCTCGGCGCGCAACTCGGCCCAAGCACGGTCGGTTGCACCCGCCGCCCACGCAGCCTCACGGGCATCAGCCTCGGCTTCTTCCTCTGCGGTCAGCGGGTAGACAACACCGTTAATGACTTTTGTTCGTGCCATGATTAAGCCCCCTTCAATCCGTACCACCAATAACGACCAGTAAAGGTGCCGCTAACGGCAGTCCACTTCATGCCGTCGATGACGGCATTGTCGCGCAGGACGCCATACCCGTATGCAACGGATGTTTGGCTATAATAATCCTCGGGATAGCCACCGTGCCAAAATACGCTGGAATAGCAATCACTGGCCCGAAAGCTGTGATACTCAAACTTCGTGCCGGTCGTATGACTGGGGTGGAAAAAAGTGAAATTGGGGTAGATATTGGACGTGTTGTAAGCTGAGTTAGTATAAGCGCTACCTGCCCCACTAACGCCAGTCAAAGCATGTCCGTAATTGGCGGAAAAATAAGTACCAGTCGCTTCCTCGCGGAAAGTAATTTGTATTCCGGCGGTTACATTTCCGGTTTCTTCGTATTCAAGAACGTACCGAATATAGTTGTCGTTAATATAAGACGACCCCTCAATAGCCAAGGATGAAGCTGCGGAGAGGGTGCCGCTCGTTATCAACTCATAATAGGCGGGGATACCCGTCAGCGATGCCGCGCTGCCGTCTGTGCGGAGCAAGTCGCCAGAGCCGCTGCCAGCGTTGAGCGTAGCAGCAGTGCCTAGCGCAGTGCCGTTCAGCTTCGTACCCGCCTCAAGGTTGACCTTGCCCGTACCATTGCCGGTCAGCGTAAGGTCGGTGTTTAGGTCGGCGGCGGTAACCGTATTGGCTTTGATCGTACTCATAGCTTATGCCCCCGGCTTTGTCGGCCACGTCGGGTTGGACGGGTCCGCCTGATTGGTGATGTCGCGCAGCGCCTGCCGATAAGAGCGCGCAGCCGCTTCAGCGGCGGCGTCACCAGCGTCAGCCGCAATGTTGACGAGGTGATCTGCCTCAACAAGCAGATCGACGCGCTTCGACCTTACTGGGTTCCAGTCTTGGCCGGTCCATTGCGCGCCATCCCAAACCAGATGACTTGATGTCGGGCAGCTAGGTACCTCAACTTTTCCTGCGTGCGGATTGCCAGCATCAGGCCCATCGTATGAGCCTGCATAAGTTCCATCAGAGTTAATGTAGAAACGCTGGGTCATGCGTAAGCCCTCACAATCACGTCAAACTCGTTGTAAGCAGCATACGAAGTATCGCCTACCTGCCCCGCAGTTCTGCGGGCAAGAATAAAGTTGACGCCTGTAGTCAAATAGACATTAGTGCTGTCTGCCCAACAGCTTAATCCACGGTCGGCATAGTTATACCCAGCGCCAAAATGAAGGTGATCGCCAACAGAATAACCATCAATTGCTGACGTACATTCCAGAATAAGGTTAATGAACTCCGGCTTTACCCCAAGGCCATGCGCCACAGTCGCTTCGCTGTCAGCAGAAAGCGTCTGCGCGGAACTTTCAAACGACTGGCTAATTGTCGGACTGGCGACACTGGCAAACGACAGCGTACCGCTACCGTTAGTTTGAAGGAACTGAGACGCGCTGCCGTCAGCGTCTGGGAAGATTAGGTTGCCGTCGCCCAGCGTGACTTTGCCGGTGCCGTTGCCGACGATGCTGACGTTGCCGTTA